ATATAACGATCATAAGATTAAATATGGCACCAAGAACGCATTAGCAGTATTCAATGCTGAAATTGGTGATCGTTGGAGAACTGCTCAACTAGCATTCCGTGTAGCATACATTATGCGTAACATTGGTGAAATGCAATTCCGTCAGTATTTCTCAGGACACGATTCATTATTTAACCACCCACTAGGCTACATAGCCATGATGATGGGTAGTCCAGATGGTGGTAAAGTAAGACAATTACTAGGCAAGGTTTCTAAATATGGAAACGACGTCAAAGGTAATAAACTTGTAGGCAAAGATGCAGAGGTTAATGCTGCTGTATCTGAGGCTATTGAAGAGAACTTTAACTTCCTTGCTAGAAACTATAATTCTGGAGATCCACGTTTTGCTTTCGTAGGTAAAATCTATGAGGCTATAGGTATTGAAAGCGATAAGTACCATTTAGGTTTGGCTAATACATTAATTCGTGCTCATTCAGATAGATTAATTCCTCTTGTAGCAAGACATATGGACGGACAAGAAGATGAATTAGTTCGTCTTGTTATAGAAGGAAAAGGCGAGAAGTTTGCTGGCATTTTAGAAGATTTAGTAAATGGTGGCAGAAATGGTGTTAAAACTGGAGATTTTGCTCAACTGTTTCTAAAAGATAAGACTAAAGTAAATAAAAAGTATAATCTTTCTCCTGAAAATATAATACCTGAAAACGTTAAAATATATTTATTTGATAAAGAATCTACTGGTTCTGTAGCCCGTTATGTAAATAACGTAGTTGGTACTGGTCCTGGATCTGTAAACATGCGTAATCTTTTGGCTGATGGACAAGTAACTGTTAATGGTAAAAACATTAAGATTCCTAGTTATAAAAAAGCAGGAAACATTAACGACTTTGCTGATGAAGATGGTGCATTTAAGACTCTTATAGCCCGTAACTTCCCTAAGGAAGATATGACTGGTTCAACTGTTATATCTACTCGTGACAGGCGATTTGGTCCTCAGCAGACTAAGTATTTGGATGCTGCTGTATCCTGGTTCTTTGATATTGCAACTAAGGTAGAAAACGTTGCTAACTTCTCACCTGAGTTCCGTATGTCATACTGGGATCATGTAGGTCGTTATGTAAATATGATTAACGATGATGCTTTATTAGAGTTAAGAAAGAATGCTATCAAGTCATTAGCACCATTAACCATGAATGGTCGCAACATAAGCATTCGTCGTCATCCTTCTCTACGTGCTATTAATAAAGAGATTGCTGCTCGTAAAAAGGGTAAGTCAGTCAAAGATGGTATTAGTTTAGATACTATGAACTCTATGGCTGCTAAGAAAGCCTCACAATATACAAAAGATTTGTTCTATGATGCTTCAAAACAACGTCAGTATTCAAATGCTGTAAGAGCAATTTTCCCCTTTGCTCAGGCACAATTCAATACTATGTACAAGTGGAGTCAATTACTAAAGGACAATCCTGTACAATTCTACAGACTTGGCCGTGCATATAATTCTTTGACTCAAACTGGTTCTAGCGCAATTTATGATTTAACTGGAACTAAGTATGATGAGAACCAAGGATTCTTTTATAAAGATGAATTTGGTGAGACTCGTTTCCGCTATCCATTAGCAGGTAGCATTATTGGTGCATTGGCTGGCAAGAACATTGATTCAGCCCAAGCATTACAACTTACTGCTCCTGTACAGTCTTTAAACCTTGTATTTGGTGCAGTTAACCCAGCAATCCCTGGCATTGGACCTATGGGTCAGATTGTTTATGGAGCAAGTGGTAAGTCTAAAGCATTTGGTCCTGAGTGGGATGCTATGCGTCAGATTATTTTCCCATTTGGTGAGCCAGAGGGTATTCAAGATTTAGTACTTCCAGCATGGTTAAAGAAATCTTTCTTACTAGCAATCAATAACAATACACAGGTAGAACGTGGTGTTAAAGATTGGGCTGGCTATCTAGCATCTACTGGTGACTATGGAGATAATCCATTAGCAAATGATGCTTCACGAAATCAATTGTTTAATGATGCTCGTGGTCTATCTCGTTGGACAGGTTTGATGACTGCATTCTTCCAGTCTGTTGCTCCTGCAACACCTTCACAAGAGGTATTTGCTAAAGATAAAAACGGTGCTTTAAGAACTCAGACTTTCCTTTACAACGCATATGACCAAATAAGCAAGAAGTATCCTGGTGATTACTTTGGTGCTGTTGGTGAATTTGCTGATACATTTGGTATTAAGAACTTGTTACCAATCCTTGCTGGATCTACACGAAGTGTTCGTGGTACTGGCGATGCTTGGTCATTCTTAAATAAGAATCCAGAAGTTGCAGATAAGTATGCTACAAAAGCGGGAGATATTATCCCTTACTTCTTCCCTGGTGGAGAAGCAGCAACTGCATATTATAACTGGCAAAAGGCTACAGGTCGTCGTCGTAATCTACGTCCTGAAGAGTTAGAACAATACGCTGAAAACATTGTTTATCAAATGGCTAAGTCTCAGATCTCTGAGGAACAAGCAGCCATGGGATACAGCGATGTCTGGTATACAGATGAAGTAATTAAACTAAACGATCAGTTTGGTGGCAGTGCTCCTGTTATGTCAGTTGACATTGGATCTGCTGAAGAGAAGATAGCAAATGTTGGAAAAGCCTTACAGGATCCAGCATTTCAAGATTCTCCTATCTATAGCGAAACTGTTCAATTCTATGCAGCCTATAAAGATCTAGAGAAGTATTTACAAGAAGTAAGAACTACTGCTACCCCACAAATGGGTGCAGGTTTCTGGCTTGCTAAAGAAGAAGCAAAGAAGTTAGATAATTTGGCTACACAATTAATGGTTAACAATCCAGCATTTGCTCGTATGTATTATGGAGTGTTTGCATCAAAACTGAAGGTTGAGGAATAAATTGGCATATAACCAAGGACCACTAACGTCACAGGCGCAACAAGCAACTCAACTTGCTCAAGTACAAGCGAAGGATTCTTTTGAAACCAAATCTCAGGTATATACAAACCCTGCTGCATATTCATATGCTATTGGTAATTATCTTTTAAACTGGAGAAATGAAGCAAGTCCTGCTCCTGGTTTTGCTAATAAACTTGATTATATTCAAGCCCTTCTTCGTGGAAGTGGTGCATCTAAAGATACTACTCCTCGTGGAGTTATTGGTAATGATGATACTAAGGCTATGCAAGAAGTATCTAGAATTGCCCTTCAGAATGGTGTTCCATTCTTAGATACACTAAAAGAATTATACTCAAATAAGAGTCTAGGTAATACAGTAAAGTTTAGCAAGAATATTGCTACATCTATAAAACTATTAGATATTACAGATGCTAAGTCTCAACTATCTAATGCCTACTATCAGGCTTTTGGAGCATATCCTTCACAGGCTCAAATAGATGAATTCCAAAAGGCATATAATACTGAGGCTGAGAAACAAAAGGCTAAGACTGTAACCTCAATGACTACAAAGGGTGATGTTACTAGTTCATTAACCAAAACATTTGGTGAAGGATTTACCGAGGCAGAACAACAACAGTTCCTTGCTAACTACCTTGTTAAGAACTTTGATGTGGCTACTAGTGAAAACCTAGGTGGTCAAGCAAAGGCTCTATACGATCAAATCGTAGGAGTTCATAGAAACAACTTATTGGCTGAACCTGATCTACCTGCCGTAGCCAATGTTATTAAAGACGTATTAAAATCATCAGATGATACTGTTGCTACTCAAAAACTAAATGATTACTTTGCCAAGCAAAGAAGAGTTGCAGCCACTCAATACCTAGGAGTACGAGATCAAGTACTTGCTGGTGATGACGTAATGACTTTCATTTCTCCATTACAACAGGCTTTAAGAAAAACATTTGGACGTACAGTAAATAATGACGACAAACTTATAGTTGCTGCTTTGAACTATAAAGATGATAAAGGAAATTATAGACCTATGAATGAAATAGAGTTAAATAATTTAATTGTTAATGATCCACGTTATGCTACAAGTCCAATGGCTATTCAAGAAGCAGCATCTCTTGGTGAGCGTTTAACTCAGAAGTTAGGTAGATAATGGCCACACCTAAAGCAAATCAACGTGAAGATAGAACCCCTACAAAAGCAAATCCATTATCTTCACTAGGCGTTAATCCATCTGCTGCTAAACCAACACAAACTATCAATGTTTATGGAAGTCCTGCAACTAATGCAAGACCAGTAACTAAAACTCAATCAACACCTACACCTACTAAAACCACTAAGTCTCCTTATAATACAACAGGACCATTTAATCCAATGGGTGGAGTAGGTAGAGGTGAGTATGGACCAACAGGTACATCTACATCTACATCTACTGCAACTGCAGGAAAAACTTTAGTAAGTAGAACCCCTAGGACAGATGCTAAAGGCCAAATAATTGGTTGGGATTTGGTATATAGTGATGGAAGTACTGGCTTTGAGCCAAATGCTGCATATGGTCAACAACAAGAAGAGACAGTTGGTACTACAAACGTACAAGTTTTAAAGTCTCTTTTACTATCCAAAGGATTACCTTCTGATCTAGTAGAAGAATCAGTAACATTCTTACAAACATTATTAAAAGATGGTATTGACGCAGAATCTGCCATTAGTATTTATTTGAACAACAAAGATTTTACCACTAAGACTGGAACTACAGTAAAGTCTCCATTCTATACTAAGTATGGTTTCTACAATGATGCATTGAAGGATAAATACTCTGCTATGGAATTGTTTAACTCAGTTGAGGGATATAAGAACGTTGTTACTAAGTACAATATTAGCACTAAATTTGCAAGCCAAGATTACATCCAAGGATATTTAAAGAATAAAAGAAGCGTTGCAGATTTAGATGAACTTGCCAATACTGCTAGACTAGAAGCAATTAGTGCTGATCCTGCTAAAGTTGAAACATTAAAACAACTTAATTACATCAATGCTAGTACAGATCTTACAGATTTTTATCTAGATCCAAACGTAGGTGTTGAACAAATGAAGCAGAATGTAAATACTGCAGCCTTTGCTATTGAAGCAGTACGTAGAGCAAATAGATTAACACCATTTAGTGCAGAAACTGCTAAACAATACGGTGCTCAATTAACAGCACAAGGATTAAGCCAAGCACAGATAAGTGCTCTTGCTTCTCAAGGATATGCAACTATTGCAGAGAGCCTAGCCCCAGCAACTAAACTTTCAGGTATTTATGAAGGTGCTGCTGCTCAAGGTGCTACTACTATTCAATCAGAACTTGAACAAGAACAATTTAAAGGTCTAGAATCAGAGCGTCGTAAACGTCTTACTGAACAAGAAATCATGGCGTTTAAGAAACAATCTGGACTAACATCACAGAGCCTAAGCACAGGAAGTACTTCAGGCTTAATTTAACTAGAATCCCGACATGGATCCATCGGCCCCATGCGGCGTATTAGACCGATAGTACGAGCCAATGTAAATGCCCCTATTTACCTTGAGGCGTACGCCAACTACTAAGAAAAGGGAGAGGTTGCTATGAGCAACAACCGCGATAACTACTGGGACGAAAATGAAGATGAGGATGACGACGTTACAGTTGCATCTTTTGATTCAGATACAGACCTTGTAAAGAAACTACGTAAGGCCCTAAAGGTCGAGCAAAAGAGAAACAAGGAACTGGAGTCCTCCTTAGGAGAACTTACCAAGTCCCAAAGAGAGCGGGTTTTGAAGGATGTATTTGCATCCCGTGGCGTAAACCCAAAAGTTGCCGCTTTCATACCAAATGACTTAGATGCTTCTGAAGAAGCAATCTCAAGTTGGTTAGAACAAAATGCTGATGTATTCGGTGTTCAGTTACAACCAAAGAAAGAGATAGATTCTAAGGATGTCGCATCTCTGCGACAAATGGATAATGTTACAACTGGGGCTTTATCCCCCGACAAGGCAGAGGATATGAGCATAAAGATTCAATCCGCTCAATCTGCTGATGACATTCTAAACCTAATCTACGGTTCACAATCGTAGTAATTTCAAACTAACCGAAAGGATTTACCCAAGTGGCAAATCTATATACCTCAGCCGCGCTGCCTTCAGGGCAAGCAGGCACAGTGGTCGGTGCTAATCTTGTAACCCAGGCGTATGATCGTCTCGTAGAGTTCGCTCTTCGTTCCGTACCATCATTCCGCGCTGTGGCTGATAAGAAGCCTGTATCACAAACACACGCTGGTTCAAGCGTGCTATTCCAGATCTATAGCGATCTTGCAGTAGCAACAACTGCTCTAACTGAGACAACTGATCCAGATGCAGTAGCAGTACCTGCTACAACAACTGTTGCTGTTACTCTAAATGAGTACGGTAACTCAATCATCTCAACTCGTAAGTTGGACCTATTCAGCCTTGCTGATGTAGAGCCAGCACTTGCTAATATCGTTGCATTCAACATGAATGATTCTTTGGATACTATTGTTCGTGGCGTTCTTGCTACAGCAACTAACGTAATCCGTGAGATCGCAGGAGCAATTTCAACTGCTGCTGTTACTGGTGTTTCTGCTTCTGATACTATCAAGGCGAAAGACATCCGCTACGTAGTAGCGAAGATGCGTGCAGCAAACGTAGTTCCACGTCGTGGAAACCTATTTGCTTCATACATCCACCCAGAAGTTTCACACGATCTTCGTGCTGAGACTGGAACTGCTGCATGGCGTCAACCTGCAGAGTATGTAAATCCAGCAGGTATCTATGCTGGTGAGATTGGAACTTTTGAAGGCGTTGCTTTCATCGAGTCTCCACGTCTACCTAACTCACAGGCTGGTGCAGGTTCAGGCACAACTCAGACTCGCGTCTACGACACATTCATCATGGGTCAACAGGCACTTGCTGAGGCTGTTGCTGAAGAGCCACACACAGTTATCGGTCCAGTTACAGACAAGTTAATGCGTCTACGTCCAATCGGATGGTACGGCGTACTTGGCTGGAACCTATATCGTCCAGAAGCATTATGGCGTGTACAAACTGCATCAGCAGTTCGTCCAGCAGCCTAGTCTAAGTAATTAGATAGGTGGGGCTAAGGGAAACTTTAGCCCTATCTGTAAACTTATTTAAGGAGACAAATGGCATATTATTTCATACCACCAACGGTAGAAGAGGGTCCTGCGGGATATAATAAACTACATGTTCGTTATAAACTAACCCGTGGAATTACCGTTATTAAGGAAAATGGTGTGTATCGTCAAACTAGATATCCATACATTGATGATTTAAAATTTGCCCAAGCCTATTATTTAGGTGGTCATAAGTACGAAGTTACCTCTGCTGAAAAGGCGGATCTTGAAGCAGCAGGCTATACTGTAATAACTGAATAACAGGGGAAACATGTCACTACACAGAAGAGTAACGCATCCTGAAGAAGTTGAAGGATGTTTTGGTTGTAAGATTTCCGCTTTACAATTGAATCCTGGTGAGGCTTCTACACGCACCTCGATGTCAACTAAAAAGTGGGACGGGGAGTTGCAGGCTTACCGTGATGCTCGTGCTCAAGGTATCCAACCTGCGTCTACTCAAATGAAAGACATCAAGGCAGCAGTTGCTGCATCAAATCACTTCGGCAAAGCATTTAAAGCCGACGAACCAGGAAGAGGACTAATCTAATGTCAGCAAAAGGTGAAAAGTACAAGTCCAAAAAGGCTAAGATGAAACACGAAAAGACTGAAGGCAAAAAAGAACGTATGATGGAATACGGCAAAAAAGGTATGAAGAAGATGGGGAAGAAAAAATAATGCCAAAAGTAGGTAAAAAAGAATTCGCTTATACAGCAAAAGGAATGGCTATGGCTAAAAAAGAAGCCAAGAAGTCAGGCAAAAAAATGGTTATGAAGAAAATGGGTAAAAAGAAGTAATGAAACAATTTTGGGACAAAAAGAATCCTAAAAAAACTTCTAAGAAATTAACACCAGCACAGAAGAGTGCTGCTAAGGCTAGAGCCAAGGCTGCTGGTAGACCCTATCCAAATCTAATAGATAATGCTGCTGTCAGCAGAAAGAAGAAATAATGGCAAACACGTCTCGTTTTAAGGCTGATGATAAGTCACGTCAAAATCCAAACTTTCTATCATCTATCGCAGGCCGTGTAGGTATAGTTGCTAGAGAAGTTCGTGATGTGCCTACTGCTGTGGCAACTGGCTTAAAGGCTAATTTCCAAAGAGGACAAGGTGCTCAACCTGGGTCAAGTCAATTACAGACTCTTGTTGATAATGCTACTCGCGCTAACTGGAATGCACGTCGTCAGTATAAAGAAGCAGTTCAATCAGTTACTGGTAAAAAGGGTACTCGTTCTGATGAACTTAAGGGTGGAAAGTACATTAACAAAACACCTAAGAAAAAGAAGTAATGTCATCGGGACAGCGTAAGAGACATGATGGCTTTAACAAGTCTTTAATCAAAAATGGCATGGTTGTCATTATGAGAAAAGACGGAAGTATCAAACTCTATAAGGACATAAAAACAGGGGAAATAATAAATGGGACAAAAGCAAGAAACGGTATCTCTAGCCTGGTGCGATAACGGAAATGTAGACGGATTATTCATGCTTGGGGTAACCGATGTGTTACTCCAATCAGGAATCAAGTTTGTATCTACAATTCGTAGTCAAGGCAATCAGATTGCTAGACAACGTGATAGACTGATTAACCACTGGTATGATTCTAAGAAAGCAGATTGGTTGCTTTGGGTAGATTCAGATGTGGTGATTAGTCCAGAAACATTTAGACTACTTTGGAACAACAAAGATAGACTTGCAAGACCAATGATTACTGGAGTGTATTTTACTTCAGATAATCCTGAATCACCTCTAATGATTCCACTTCCAACTTTGTTTACTTTTGAGGACAAAGAAGATGGGTCAGTATTTTCTAAGAGAATTCATCCACTACCTGAGAATAAGTTAATGAAGGTAGACGCAGCAGGTATGGGATTCATACTAATGCACAGAGATGTAGTCTCTAAGATTAGAGAAAAAATGGGAGATGTCAGAGTCTTCGCCGAACTAGGCAAGGCTGATAGTTTCCTAGGAGAAGATATCTACTTCTTTGCTTTATGTCATCAACTGGGTATTCCCCTATGGTGCCATACAGGAGCCCTTGCTCCACACATGAAGAGATTCTCATTCGATCATCATTACTATAACGCAATATTTGGGGGTAAGAAAAATGGCAACAACACCAGCGTGGCAGAGGAAAGCGGGAAAGAATCCTAAAGGCGGTTTAAACGCCAAGGGAAGGGCTTCTGCTAGGGCTCAGGGTATGAACCTGAAGGCACCCGTAAAAAGCGGTGATAACCCCCGTAGAGCCTCATTTCTGGCCCGTATGGGCGGTATGCCTGGCCCAGAACGCAAGCCTAACGGAGAACCAACCCGTTTACTACTTTCCCTACAAGCCTGGGGAGCATCATCTAAGGCTGACGCTAAGGCAAAAGCCAAGGCCATATCAAATCGAAATAAATCTAAAAAGAAATAGCGAGGAAAACCATGAGACCAGGAAGAGAAAGCGAAGGCCTAGGAACAGGCTCCGCAGATCCAGTAGATGTTGCTATTGCAAGAGTAAGAATGGCTATTGCAGAAAGTAACAACAGAGCAAGTAAGCCAAGAACTAACTACTCAAGTCGTAGTAGCCAAAATAAAACATACAAGCCTAATGGCGTAGTATTCAAAGGACCTGCTAGCACACGTACAAGTTCTAACTTTACATATGGTGCAGGAAACCCTAGCACTAAGAATCCAAAAGCAAATGAATATCGTGCTGGAGAACGTGGTCAAGGAGTTATGAAGCCTACTTCATCTAACTTTAAATACAATGCTCCTACTGTTTCAAAGCCTAAGGCTAAGTCTAGCAGTTCAAGTACTTCCTTTAAAAAAGGTGGAGTTGCTGGAGTATTAAAGTCTCCTGAAGCAAAGAAATTTAAAGACACATTTAAGAAAAAGGGATTGATCCCAGCCCTACGCGGTAAGTAAGGAATAACATGGCAGTTGGAACACTCGGTTCTACCTTTAGCGCAGAACTAAATCGCCTTGCTAATGGCGGTACTTATCCTGCCATATTAGCATGGCAAGCAGATAACTTAGCAGCCAATACATGGGCAGGCACAACTAACTTAGATGTTCAGGGTGCTTTGAACCGTAAGGCTGGTAAGACAGATCCAAAGACATTTTTAGACATCAACGGTGTTTGCAACTTACTTGCATCAACAAGTGACTTGGAAGCAACAGAAGCCCTTAGAAGGATATCCTCTTAATGACAACGACCTATGCCAATCTTGTAGATGAAACGTTACTTAATCTATCAGGTTATACTTTACGCCAAGATAGAACTACACATCTAACCGAAAACATTACTTCATCAAGTACAACACTTAACCTCGCAAGTGTTAGCAATATTGGTAAAGGTCTAGTCGAAATTGATGACGAATTAATTTGGATTGATACTTATGACCGTATCTCATCTACCGCAGCAGTTCCTCCATATGGCCGTGGCTATAATGGTACAACCGCTGCTGCTCATACAGATAATACTAAAGTAACAATTGCTCCATCATTTCCCAAGATTACAGTAAAGAAGGCTATCAATGATACTATCGATGCAGTCTTCCCTAAATTATTTGCTGTCAGTACATACACATTTACATTACAGGCTACAAAGACAGCCTATCAAGTTCCTGCTGATGTTGAAACAGTTCTCTATGTTTCATGGTCAGTAACTGGTCCTTCTAATGAATGGTTGCCAGTTAAGTCTTGGAGACATGACCCATTAGCAAATACAACATCTTTTACCACAGGTAACAGCGTATCAGTATATGATGCCATTACCCCTGGTCGTACAGTACAGGTTTACTATCTTAAGAAGCCTAGTACTTTGACAAACTCTTCTGACGTTTTTGAAACAGTAACTGGATTACCTTCATCTTGCAAAGATGTAATTATGTATGGTGCTGCTTATCGTTTAGCATCATTTATTGATCCAGGTAGATTAACCTATACATCTGCTGAGGCAGATCAAACTGACACTAAGATCCAATATGGTTCTGGTGCTTCAACCGCTAGATTCTTACTCGCTCTGTTTAACCAAAGATTAACAGAAGAGTCAGAAAAACTCCGTGATGTTTATCCATCTAAAATCCACTATACGAGGTACTAATGTCAACTAGACTATACTCATCCATATCGCAAGAAACTACCTTAGCAGCAGCACTTAATAATAGTGCTACTACAATGTCAGTGGTTAATGCCTCTGGCCTTCTTGCTACTATTTCTCCTGCAAGTCCAGCGGGTAGTGAAACATTCGTTGTAGTTATTGATCCAGATACTGCTCTTGAAGAAATTGTAGAGGTTGTATATCCTAGCGCACCTGGTAGTAACACATTAACTATTCAAAGAAATATTGACTCATCAACTGCTCAGGCTCACTCAGCAGGTGCTGCAGTACGTCACATGGCTATTGGCCGTGACTTCCGAGATGCAGATCATCATATTCGTGAAACAACAACAGCACACGGATTAACTCTTGCTAATGTAGTTAAGACTACAGATACAGGCACAGTAACTAGCACAATGATTGCGGATGGAACAATCGTAAATGCTGATATTAACGCTAGTGCAGCAATTGCTGATACTAAACTTGGAACCATATCTACTGCTGGTAAAGTGTCTAACTCAGCCACAACTGCTACATCTACCAATACTAACTCTGCAATTGTAGCCCGTGATGGATCAGGTAATTTTTCCGCTGGTACTATTACCGCTAACCTAACTGGTAACGTAACTGGTAACGTATCTGGTTCTGCAGGTAGCACAACTGGTAATGCTGCTACCGCTACTACATTAGCAACTGCTAGAGACTTCCAATTAACTGGAGATGTAGAGGCATCAGCCGTATCCTTTAATGGTTCTACTTCAGTCAACTTAGTAACCTCTATTGCAACTGGTGCTATTACTAACGCAGATATTAATGCATCTGCTGCTATCTCATATAGCAAATTAAACCTTGCAGGAACTATTACATCTGCTGATATATCAAACGGAACTATTGTTGCTGCTGATATTGCTGATGGAACTATTACTGCTGCTAAGTTAACTGCTGACCCATTTGCTCGTGCTAACCATACTGGTAGCCAGACAGCATCAACTATCTCTGACTTTGATACACAGGTTCGTACATCTCGTTTAGACCAGATGGCTGCACCTACCGGCTCAGTATCTTTAAATAGCCAAAAGATTACTAACCTTGCCACACCTACATCTAATACAGATGCATCAACTAAGGCATACGTAGATACATCTATTGCTAATCTTATTGATGGTGCTCCTAGCACATTAGATACTCTTAATGAGATTGCTGCTGCTCTTAATGACACAGCCAACTTTTCAGATACAGTAGTACTAAAGGCTGGCTCCACAATGACTGGACCACTTACATTATCAGGTGCTCCATCATCTAACCTACACGCTGCTACAAAGGCTTATGTAGATTCATTTGCACCATCTGTTGCAGCCGATGCTGCTGCCGCTGCTGCAAGTGCCGCTGCTGCTGCTGCCTCATATGATTCATTTGATGACAGATACTTAGGTGCTAAAGCATCTGCTCCATCTGTAGATAATGATGGGAATGCTTTAGTTGCTGGTGCTTTATATTGGAATACTACAACTGGTGCTATGCAAGTATGGAATGCTACAACATCTTCTTGGGGTGGTATTACTTCCGCAGTATCATCTAGTCGTTGGAGTAAGACTGCAGTAGGTGGTGAAACCACACTTAATGGTGCAGACAATAACTCAGTAACTCTTTCTTATACAGTAGGTTATGAGCAAGTATATCTTAATGGTGTATTGCTATCAAGAGGTGGAGATTATACAGCCTCTACTGGTTCAAGCATTACTGGTCTTACTGCTTTATCAGCAGGAGATATTGCAGAGGTTTTATCTTGGACACCATATAGCGTAGCCAACGCTTTGACTACTACGATAGTAGATGCTAAGGGTGATTTACTTGCAGGTACTGCTAATGACACAGTAGGTAGACTTGCGGTAGGAAGTAATGGACAATACTTAGTTGCCGACTCTGCTGAAACTACTGGAATTAAATGGGCTTCATTAAGTGCAGTATCTACTCTTGATTTAACCATTAATGCACAGACTGGAACTACTTACACACTAGTAAGTGGAGATACAAATAAACTTGTTACTCTATCAAATGCTGGAGCAATAACACTTACCTTACCACCTTCAATCTTTACAGCAGGACAGCAAATACATATTGCTAGAATGGGTGCAGGTGCAGTAGCACTGGCACAAGGTGCTGGAGTAACCATTGTATCTACTGGAGCAACAGCCTCAGCCCCAACACTTAGGGCACAATATTCAACAGGTACAATTATCTGTACCGCATCTAATACTTTCCTAGTGATTGGAGATATAGCCTAATGACCCGTGCTAGAACGATTGCGGATGACGCAGCATTTGGAGTAACCCTTACAGGTTCTCAAACGCTTACTAATAAAACTATAACAAGTCCTGTGATATCAACTATTACAAATAGTGGAACTTTAACCCTTCCAACAAGTACAGGTACAGTTGCTCTTACTAGTGACATTACAGTTACTGCTTCAAGTACAACTACTCTAACCAATAAAACATTAACTGATGCTAAGATTAACTTAGACATTAATGCTCAAACTGGTACTAGTTATACATTTGTATTAACTGACAATGGTAAATTTGTAACCGCATCTAATGCTTCAGCAATCACAGTTACTATTCCACCAGCAAGTTCTGTTGCTTATGCAACTGGAGCGCAACTTAATATTATTCAAAAAGGTGCAGGTCAAGTTACTTTTGCTCAGGGTTCAGGAGTTACAATTCGCTCAACTGGTGCTACCGCTACTGCTCCTAAACTGCGAGCACAGTATTCATCTGCAACCGCAGTATATGAAGGTTCGGATATTTGGTATGTGATAGGAGATATTGCCTAATGCCAATTTTAGGAATTACCGCTTCACAAATTACAGGACGTCTAGCAGTCCCAGATACTGGTGCTATGTTCCCACTTGGTATGGTGCAAGTAGGTTCAGGTGGTACTCCTACTATTACCTTTAGTTCTATACCTGCTACCTATAAGCATTTACAAATTAGAGGTATTGCTAATAATGGAGAAAGTTCAGGCTGGAATAACCAAGCAATGCAACTTAATGGAGATACCACAACTTCTTATAGAGGGCATTATGTTGCTGGAACTGGTGCATCAGCACTTGCAGGTTCACAAGCAAGTGGAACTTCAATAAATGATATATTTAGAATTCCTGCAACATCTACTGGATATTTTGGTTCTTTTGTAATTGATATTCTTGATTATACTTCTACTTCAAAAAATAAAACTATTCGCTCATTTAACGGTGGAGATGGAAATGGTAATGGATGGGTTGGTTTACACTCAGGCCTTTACTATGCAACTCCAGCAGCAGTTACTTCAGTTACATTTATATCAAGCGTAAATAATTTTGGTCAGTTCAGCCAGTTCGCCTTATACGGAATTTTATAAAGGAGCCTAATGAGTACATATACCCCCATAGCAACTCAAACACTAGGTAGCGCAGCAGCATCAGTTACCTTCTCTAGTATTCCACAAGGCTATACGGATTTGATTTTGGTATGTAATATTGCACAAAGTTCAGGTAACAACTCTTTGCGTTATAGATTTAATGGCGATACTGGTTCAAATTATTCTGATACCTATTTGACTGGAAATGGTACTACGGCTGCTTCGGGTAGAGATACAAGTCAAACTTCAGGTACTAGTTATGTTACGGGTTCAACAACTATTGAAACTAGTTACATCTTGCAATTTATGAACTATTCCAATTCTACTACTTATAAAACTGTTCTTAGTCGTAGCAATAGAGCAAATAGTGAAGTTGCAGCAGATGTTGGTTTATGGCGTAGCACTTCTGCAATCAACTCAATATCACTTGCTATGGGTGGTTCATTTCCAACCAATAACTTTGCAACAGGTTCAACCTTCTCACTCTACGGAATCCAAGTAGGTAATGTTGCTCAAAAGGCGCAAGGCGGAAATATTGTTACCTCTGATGGTACTTATGTTTACCACACCTTCACATCAAGCGGTTCCTTTATTCCAAGCACAGGACTAACTGCAGATGTACTTGTTGTCGCAGGCGGTGGTGGTGGTGGTTCCTCGCATACTGCATCAAGTTCACAAAATACAGGTGCAGGTGGCGGTGGTGGTGGATTCTTAACTGGCTCATTGTCTTTAACTGCTAAATCCTATCCAGTAATTATTGGTGCTGGAGGTGCAGGTGGTGTAGGTAACTGTGTTGCTGGCGCAACAGGTTCTAACTCTATTTTCAGTACTGCTACTGCTCTTGGTGGCGGTTCTGGTGCTGCTCCAAATTTTAATATTGGTGGTTCAGGTGGTTCTGGAGGTGGCGGTACTGGTTCATCTGCTGGTGGAAGTGCAACACAAGGTAATTCAGGTGGTTTAACTGGTTATGGTTTTGCAGGAGGAACTGGCGGTAGCACTGTAGGTGGCGGTGGCGGTGGCGCTGATGGAGCAGGAGGCACTAGTGCTGGCCTTAATGGTGCTGCTGGTGGTGCTGCTAAAACTTCTAGTCTTTCATCTACATCTCAATCTTACTCAGGTGGTGGCGGTTCAGGTGCTTTCTGGGCAGGTACTCAAACAGGTGGTACTGGTGGAACTAATGCTGGTAATGGTGCTACTGGTAATACAGGCGCTGCTGAATCAGGAGGAAATGCTCTTGCTAACTTTGGCGGTGGCGGTGGCGGTGCCGCTGGTGTATCAGGTGCTGTTGCAACTGGTATTGGCGGCAATGGCGGTTCAGGCGTTGTAATTATTAGATATGCACTTTAAGGGAGAATAACTAATGGCAAATATGGAATTAATTACCAGCGTAACTGTTGGTTCAGGCGGAGCAGCATCAGTTACTCTGCCAGCTACTGGAACTATCCCTTCTACTTATACTGATTTGAAAATAGTTTACTCTGCTAGAAATAGTGGTAGTGCTGACCCTTGGTACCAAATTTTAATACAATTAAATTCTGATACAACTGCATCTAATTATCCGTATAGATATATTTACGGTTTAGCAAGTAGCGCAGGGTCAGGTACTGGCAATCAAGCAGTTGGTTATTCTGTATCATCATCTGCTACATCTAATACTTTTAGCAATGGTGAAATTTACATTCCTAATTATACCTCTAGTAATTTCAAATCAATTAGCGGTGATGCAGTTAATGAAAACAACGCATCAACAAATATTGTGGCTATGTTTGCAACTTTATGGCAATCAACAGCAGCAATTACTTCAATTACTTTAACTCAAAATGCTAATAACTTTGTTGAAGGCTCTACCTTCTACCTATACGGCATCTCAAATGTAACTAGCACAACTAAAGCTACTGGCGGAATCGTATCCTCTGACGGTACCTATTGGTACCATATGTTCCCATACTCAGGCACATTTACTCCTACCTCTGCAATCAGCGCTGATGTGCTGGTAATTGCTGGTGGTGGTTCAGGTGGCGGTTCTGCTTCTAGTGGAAACTCAGGTGGTGGTGGAGCAGGTGGATTAGTTTATTCTGCATCTCAATCATTAACTGCAACTGGATACTCTGTAACTGTGGGTGCTGGTGGTGCTGCAACATCATCAAATCAAAACAATGGTAGTAACTCTGTATTTGGTGGAACTATTACTGCAACAGGCGGTGGCGGTGGTGGTCAAGGTGCTGCTGGTGCAGGTATAGCAGGTGGCTCAGCAGGTGGTAACGCAGCGTTTTCTACAGCAGGTGCAACTGCATCAAGCCCTGCTGGTCAAGGTAATGCAGGAGGTACCGCTTTCAACTCACCTGATTATTCAGGTGGTGGTGGCGGAGGAGCAGGTGCCGTAGGTGGTAATGGAACAACAACAACTGGCGGTGCTGGTGGAAATGGTTTGAACACTTATTCATCTTGGGCTATTGCAACTCAAACTGGTGCTGACAATGGTTACTACGCTGGCGGTGGTGGTGGTGGTACCAATGGTATTCCTGGCGCTGGTGGTTTAGGTGGTGGTGGTAGAGGTGCAGTTAATGCTTCTGCAGCACCTACAAGTGGCTTAGTAAATACTGGTTCTGGTGGTGGTGGTGCAGGAAACGCATCTACTCCAACATCAGGTGCTGGTGGTTCAGGTATAGTTATAATTCGTTACGCAATTTAGGATATAAAGGAGAATAATGGCACACTTCGCACAGATAGATGAAAACAATATAGTTACTCAGGTATTAGTTGTACCTGATAACGCAGAGGATAGAGG